GTATGTGTGTATATAATACTCATAGACGCAGAGTCTTTGGCGAAAGTCTATTCTTTGGGGGAGGGGAGAGTAAGAACTTCTTCGTAGTCTTTGTGTAAAATTTCAATCCACCCTGATTCAAAATCAACCCATCTTTTTTGTATTTCCAAGTGCGCAATTTGTTTGTCTTCTACCATTAAAGAATCTAATGCGGCTTTGGTTAGGTTGTCTATGTCAGGTTTGGATTGGTGAAATCTGCCGTGATGTAATTTCTTTTTTTTCTTTGACCAAGAAGGTGGTACTGGAATAAAAAAAGTTATGGAAGCTCCTATTGGTGGAAGGATAAATTGTTTGGCTTTGGCTTCAGCTAGAAGGTCAATTTTGTACTTGTTGTATTTCTCTAGGCGAAGTAATCTGCTTAAACCTGCGGGGCGTAATTTCTCTCTTGGGATTCTAAAGAATATAGAGTCACCTTGAGTTGCCCTAACGTGGGTTTGTGGCGTTATATTAAGTATTATTTTCTTTTGCATTAGTCCTATCTTTTACTGCTTTTAATAAAATAAATTCCACAGTCTTTGTTATTGACCATTTTTTTCTTTCAGCTAACTTTGCAAGTTTTTCGTAAGTTTCTGGATTTAAATAGATTGTTGTACGCTTCATAGTGATTCATTTTGATGCAAGTTACATCATGTTATAACATTTAACAAAAAAACCTCCTTTTTTAAGGGAGGCTTCGCATAAGAAATTGAACACTTTTATCTGATATTCTTTATGTAATTGGCTAACTGTTCGTCTTTTCTTAAAACATTATCTCTTAAATCCAAAACCCTTTTACCGTATAATGGATTTTTCCTCATGTCAATACCTTCTTTTGGTAATGGAACTCCGTATATGCTTTGCATTGCAAAACCGTGATATCCCTTTTCTGTATTAGGTGTAATTTTTCCCAACCCGTTGTACGTTTGCATTCTTAATGCTGGGTCTTTTATTCCTAGTTTATCAGCATATTTCATCTTGGACATATAAGCTCTCGCAAACATATCGTATTCGTCACTAACGCCTTCTTCCTCTGTTTCCATTTTTGTTGGGATGTCGTTTATTATCTCATTATCTGACATTTTTATTTGTCCTAATCCTTCTCCTTTTCTATTTAACCCTGTTTCCTGAAGTGATACTGATAATAAATCGTATGGGTCTAAATTGTATCTTTTAGCTGCTTTTACTATTCCGTATATATCTTTTGAAGGATACTTTCCGCTTACTAAATCCCTGTTTGGGTTTATTGCTTTACCTGTTGTGGCGTTTACTTTTCTATTATCTTTTAATTCGTAATCTCTTGGCATTACAAGTCCTTTCTTTGCAACCGGTGCTGTAGGTGTAACGCTAAATACTTTTTTAAGAAAATCCATTATTGGATTGCCTTCGTTTTCGCTATGAATTGTTTCTGATATTGCGTCTAACTCTGCCATTAAGATTTTTTATGTCTATTTGCAAACATTCTTGCTTGTGCAATTGAACTAAATCCCCACGCTTTTAATGCTAATGCTTTCCTTGTAGGTTCACCATTTGGTTTTTTCATTGCGCCTTTCATTCCGGCAAATCTTGCAGCAAAAGAAACCCTGCGTGGATTGACACCTGACTTTACTGGGGCTTTTAGGTTACCTCCGGTTTCGGCATTATATGATGCTCTGCCTTTTTCGTTCAGTCCTCCTTTCGGATTTTTGCCTTCTGCCCTTGTCCAAGCTGGTGTCTTACGCATTACTTTTTTTCTTTTGCTTTAATCTTTTTTTCTTGCTCAAGCATTTCTTTTGTTGGCTTTTTACCTGAACCTGATTTAGCTCTGATATTATTCCAAAGGCTATTCGCAACTCCTAGTTTGTTTAATTTCCCTTTCATACCACTAAATTAAGGATTTCCTAATATATTTGGTTCATTTTTTGTATCAATTATATCAATAAGTGGCTTTCCACCGGTGTCTATTATTTCAACTTTTTCACCCGAAAGCATAGCATCTATCGTTTCCTCTATGATTTCTCGCTGTTCTGGGGTCAATAGAGCGACTTTCTCGTTAATGGCGGGTACTGCAAAGACATCGCTTAAAATCTCTTTCTTTATGCCATCTCTGACCGCCTGTGTTATATGCGGATGTGTTATGGTATCTTTAAATATCCAATTTATTTTGTTTACATGGCTTAAAAATAACCTAGCACCACTTGATTCGGGGTATTGTCTAATAAAATCATCGTAATGTTCTTTAGCCATCTTTAGATGTTGTATTGCACTTACTATGTTTGCTCCGTTCATTTATTAAAGTTTAAATGCTTATATTCTAATTCTTGTAAAAATGTTCTCGCTTTGAGAACTTTTGCTTTTGCTTTCTCTATTAATTCTTCATTTCTGTAAACAGGGAATAAAAGTATTCTTTCTTCTAATGGAGCATTTGAAAATATCATGTTAGATTCTTTTTCATTCCATTCTTTTATAAATTCAGGTGACTCTTCACTAATAACATTCATTTTTCTTAATAAAGAATATTTTACTGAATTCCTAATGTGTTCTGGAGTATCAAGTAAACAATAAGCAACACAAGCTTTTTCTAATCCTAACAAATCCATGTAACCATTCACTTGTGCTTCGTATTCACTATCTAATTTATCTGGCACTTTAGAAAGGAATGTAACCCAGTCCCAGCTTGACTTTGTATCATATACAATTGTTTCATCAATAACATCTGGTGTTCCTACAAAAAAATCATTGCTAAATGTTTTAATGTTTTTTTCAAGTGGTCTTTTTATTGTAAGCGATAACATGTCTATAGCTTCCGGTTCTACTGTGTTACCCTTATCTGTATACTTGTTATCAATTTCTTTTTTGAATCCGTATCTTTTATTAGCATAGACTTCTATCAAATGTGTCTTTGCTGTTTTAGAAAGTTCTCCAGCTTCTTTGTCTGCTTTAAGTTGTGGTTCTGTAAGCAATTTACCAATGCTACTGCAATGAATGAGTGTGTTATAAAATTCCATTATTTTATGCTTTTAAATTTTTTATTATAGTGTTCTAGTAATTCGGGATTGCTTTTTGACATCAGCTCCCAAGACTTTAGCTCTGCTCTTGTTTTACAAGCATCTATAAATTCTTTAGTTTTTTCAGTTAATGTTTTCTTTGATTGGGTTGGAATAGTTTCTACTTCAATTTGGTCTTCATAGAAATAACCTAAATCTTTTAGTTTTGCTACATTTTCTTTATGATATTCTTCCACTAATAATTTAGCGGTTTCTAGTGCCTCTTTAGCATCTTCTCCGGCGTTAATAGCCACTTCTACGCCAATCTTTTCTGATGCGTAATTTCCTAAATTGAATGTTCTTTGATAATTGATTACTTGGATGTGCATAGCAGTTGTGTGTTTTAAAAAATTGGTAGCAATCTCATCATTAATTGCCTTTCTTTTTTATGAAAGAGCTTAAGTGTAGAAATTGCGTACCAATTAGGGGATTTTGATTTTTAGTTGAAGCCTATCTAACTCTTATTACTTGTGTTGTGTTTTCAATGACCTTTATCTTAAAGATTTTGTCTTTGTGGTCTTCTTTTCTTTTTAGATTTGAAATCATTACAGCAATAGATGTATATGGGTTAGTAAATTCAATAATCTCATTCACTTCTAGCGTAGAAACCTTACTAGAAACTGAATCTGGGTTAATGTGTCTTGCCATTTTTGATAATTTTTAACAAAGTTAAGTTAATTATTTTAAATTAAAAAACTATTTTTAAATTAATTTTGTTGCCTAATAGGGAAACTTTTGTTACCAAAACGGGAACTTTGTTTCTTATCTGCATGAATATTCTGAAAAATTCATGCAATAGTTTATAAATTGGCAATATATGTCTAGTTTTTGACAAATTCGGAAGTGAAACTCGGACAATATCCGAAATAGTGTCACTAATTTATATAAATATGTGACAAAGTAAGGGGTAATTCGGTTATATCTTGTAACATATAAAAGGTAAAAATGTTACAAAATAGGTGCAAATAAATATAAATGGGCGCAAAGTAGTAATAATACTACCCTAATAGCAAAAAATGTAAACTCTGCAAGTTTTGATAATGTTCATTAATTTTGGTTGTTCAAGTTTCGTGAACATAACTAATAAATGAACAGTCCGTTATAATCGGACAAACCACTAAATTCAATTTTCGTAAAGCTATTACTTGACTAATTTTAATTTACTCAATGGAGTGAGTAATTTTACTCAATGAGCCGTAAATGAGCGATAAGCGGCTCAATATTGAGCGATAAAGTGCCTTATAAAGCACAAAGCACATCAGAATGTGCATTTTATGACTCATTATGCCATCATTAGTGTCAAATAATTCACTTTATGGTGGATATTTTCATCGCAAATCCGCCAAACCCTTATAAACATTCGCTTTAGCGAAAAAATTTTCCAGAACACTTGGAGATAGGGGGGGTAACGCTACAGAAACGGGGCGGGTCAACCAAAAGGGGAACTCAAGCAAATCAAGGTACGGGGGGTCGGGTTTTGGTTTTCGGATTCGGTTTATATGGCGTAGTAATGATTGAGGGTCGGGGTGTCATGCAAAGCAGTATGGTATTGGGTTTCCTATGTGGCGGTGGTAAGGTAGTGAGCGGATTAACCATGCACTTATCACCTAGGGTAATGGGGTATACTATGTATGTGCTAGCCTATCTATATGGTGCTATATGTGGGGTGTTATGGTATTGGTAAGGATGTTAGTATTAAGTTAATTTTGTAGCTACATTTCAAAAAAAATTATGTTAATTTTGTAGCTACAATTCAAAAATTATATTAACTTTGTAGCTACAATTTAAAAATTTAAAAAAAACACTATGGATTTAGAATTAATTTTACAAACAGCAGCGGAATGTTTAGCTCTTAAACCAGATTTATCTCAAAAAAATCCTGATGGCTACAATAAAGCTATTTTAGGATTAACTGACAATGGACAATTGGTTTATTCAAAGGAAATTATGGTTGAACTTTTAAGAGAAGAGGATAAAGAGCTTTCAGAAGAAGATGCTTGGGAGTTTCTTGAATTCAACACATTTTGTGCCTATGTTGGCGAACAAACTCCCATTTTCGTAAATACTTATTAATTTATGGCAAAAAGCAAACCAATTGGAGTAAGATTTGACTTGGAAAAGTTAGAATTAATCCAAAAAGAACAAAACTTGGCATCACCACAAGCAGTGGTAAATTATTTTTTAGATGGGTACAAAAGTATTTCACTTGAATTTGCATATGGCGTGCCTAATGTTTTAGCTAAAAGAGGCGCACCATTTAAAAATATGCCTCCTTATGACAAAAACAGCCCAAAATCAGAGGTTAGTTCCAAATTGGAACAAATACCAGTTGAAAACCATAAAACGCCGCCAAAGGGCTTAAAAGGGCTAGATTTAATTATTTGGAAATCTGAAAATTGGAAATAATTAGTAATTTAGCGGCAAAATTATAAATATGAAAAAAACATTGGTATTAGCCTTGTTGTTATTAAGCGTAGTTGAAAATTCTTTTTCACAAGAAAAGGCGTTAAAAATCTACAATGGCAAATTTGCCTTTTGTGGGGCATCTAGCGCTGAAAGAACAAAAGACACGATTATGGTACAGGGCAAAAAATTCATTTTGGGCGCTTCTATATGTCCAGTTATGGAGGGTCCCTCAATTGCAAACACTATGCTAGTCGCTAATCCATCAATTACTCCTGATGGCACAGACAAAACGGTGTGGTCATTTTTTTGGTATTATGATTCAGTCCCTCAAGCTCCAACTTGGGAAATTTTACCTACGGTTAACCGTTCTTTTGTAGTTACAAGAAAACCGGGCGGTGGAATGAGTAATATGTTCTGCATGCCTTGTCAAGTTTTACCAAAAAAAGTAAATGGCGTTACATTGGCAAGATGTTTGGGTCCGATTAATGAAGCAGCAGTTCCACTTCGTAGAGCAATGAGAGTATTTCCGGGAGAAACATCAATAACACAAGCTCCGGTGGGTGCATCATATCCTGTAGGAACAATTATACCTGAATTTAAAAAATAATTAATTTTTTTTTAAAAAAATACTACTTTTACAAAGTTCTGTGTTTTTTTGATTGATTTTTTAGTTGAAGCCCTCCTTTTTAGGAGGGTTTTTTTATTTGTTTTAGTTATAGGTTTGGTTGTAGTATTCTTCCCCCGTATTTGTTTCAAATAACCCCATTCCATTAATTCCTCCATTATACCAAGCCTCTTTTATCTGCTCTTTTTCTTTTATAATTAAAGATTTAGCATAGTCAATAGTTCCTTCTATTGCACCACACGCTTGTAGCATTTCTGCATTAGATAGTACTTTATATCTTAATTCTAAATCTTCTAACATTAGTTGCATTGCTGTTTTCATAATATTGGTTTGTTATAGGTTTGGTTGTTCATCAAAATAATAAAGGTCTAAATCATTTTGGCAATCATATAGGTAGTTAGCGTGTAGTTCATCAGCTATATACAAACCAACATCTTCTACTTTTTTACATACATCACAAGGACAAGTTGATGCGGTTCTATAAACCTTTTTGCCTATCCTTTCTTTATACCATTCTAAATCATGCTTGTTCATAGGTTATTTGTTTTGGTTATAGTATTCAATCAATATTTGTGGTATTTTTCTTTTTTCTTCTTCTGCAACATTTGGATATATCCTTATAAATTTTTCTATTATTTCATCAAAGCAATTCATATCTATAAGGTCAATAACACTATTATCAAAATTAGTATGGCAACTATTACCCCAAAAACAAAGCTCAACCCAATTGTCTGGATGCGTGGCTACTGAAGGGAATAATCTTTTTGGCAATATATGTGCTATGCTATAATGAAACTTTTCATCATCTTTTTTTGATGATGGGTTATTGCAATTAGAACATACACCCTTCATTTCTTTTCTTCTTTCCTTAAACCAATCCCATAATTGCTCTTTATCTTCTTTTATATTTTCGTGCCTATGTTTTATAATCCTATTAGCTGTATCCTCAAGCGTTGCGTGTTTTTTACACCTGCTCTTGCTAAAATTATAATCATAACAACCACATTTTAGTTGTTTTTTCTTAACTATTATTGTGCTATATGTCATCTTGTTTATTATTTTGTTCTGCCGTAATTAATTTGTAATTAGCTACATATTTAGGTTTTTTCTTTGTACCTACATTAGTGGTATTGGTTTCAATTATATAACCTTCATCACGCAGATTAAATATAATAGCCGCTAATCTAAATGTACCATAATTTCTTAATGCCTCTAATGGTGTTAAGGTTGTTTTTTTAAGGTGATTAAGCACCTGCGTTTGTTGACTCATTTTTTTGTTTTAATGTTTATACAAAGGTAATTAATTAAATTAATAAATAAAAAATATTTTTTAAAAAATAAATTTTGCAATTAAAAATAAACTTCATTACTTTGTGCTTCAATCAAAAAAATTTATGAAAAACTCAAATGTCAAAGATGAGATTTTACTCTATCTTGAACAAGACGAAAGACCACTAGCTTGGCTTTCAAGGAAAACAGAAATACCATACCCAACACTTTATTCAATTTTTATTCAAAGGATAATGAACCTTTCTGATAAAAATTTGGCTACAATTAACAAAGTGTTAGACACTGATTTTATTAACGATTAATTACAAAAAGATGGCTAAAAGATTTACCGACACTGAAAAGTGGAAGAAGCCCTTTATAAGGGGCTTACAAGGGGCTTATAAGCTCCTTTGGTTATATATCTGTGATGACTGCGACCATGCAGGTATTTGGCAAGTTGATATGGAAGTTGCTGCAATAAGAATTGGTGAAAAAATAGATATAAAAGAAGCAATTAAAAGTTTTGATGAAAAAATTATAATTATTGATAAAGGCAATAAGTGGTTTATACCATCTTTTTTAGAATTTCAGTACCCATCTGGTTTAAATTCAGACAATAGAGCGCACAACTCTGTAATCATATTGCTTGAAAAATATAATTTAAGAATATCTAAAGATAAGCCCCTTATAAGCCCCTCGGAAGGGGCTATGGATATGGATATGGTTAAGGATATGGATAAGGATATGGTTAAAGCAGAAAAAAAAATAAAATTTAAAGAAAATATTTTATTGACACAAAAAGAGCATTTACAGCTTGTTGCAGAATTTGGTGAAAAGCATGTAACTGATTTTTATGAATATTTGTCAGCCTATAAAATAGAAAAGTCTTATAAAACAAAATCAGATTACTTAACTATCAAGAGATGGGTTGTAGATGCTATTTTAAAGCAAAATAAGACAGCTTCTCCAAAGATTGGTAATAAGTATCAGAACGAATTAGAAACCGCTAGAAACGCCTTTAAACCAATATAAACGATGATTACCATTTTTAAGAATATTTTTTCCAAGGAACCAAATTACATTTCTGTTGAAGCTGCGTTAAAAAGAATACAGCAAGGTAAAAGTAAAACAACCGTAGAGGAAATTAGAAAAACTATTGATAAGGAGAAAGCAAATAAGATAAAATTAAACCTTCCGTCTATTTGCTTTAGTGGAAAATTTGGAGCAGATAGAACTGATGCTCAATTAATTCAACATAGTGGTTTTGTTGTGCTTGATTTTGACAATATCTTTGAATTAAGGGAAAAGCAAACCGAAATAATATCAAATCCATTTGTTTACGCTTGTTGGATTAGTCCTTCTGGAAATGGATTGAAGGCATTGGTAAAAATAGCTAATGGTTCAAAGCATAGGGAACACTTTCAAGCCTTACAAGAAGTTTTTCCTGAAATTGACCGAAGTGGGATTAATGTAAGTCGGGTTTGTTATGAAAGTTATGACACCGAAATTTACATAAACGAAAATGCTGAAGTATTTAAGAAAATTAAGAAAACAGAGAAGATTGTTGTTTACGAAAAGAATGATGATGATGAAAAGATTTTTAAAAATATCGTTACTTGGCTTTCAAATAAAAACGAAGCATTTGTAACAGGGGAAAGGAATAATTTTATTTTTAAATTAGCATCCGCTTGTTGCCGATTTGGTATTAATGAAATGACCGCTAATTCAATGATTCATAGCGAGTTTTTGACTAATTCTGAATTTACAAAAAATGAAGCTAATAGGGCAATTCGTTCAGCATACAAAGCAAATTCGGGTAATTTTGGTAGCGCATCTTTTGATAAAGAAATATTGGTAGATAAGGTTTCAAGAAGGGAAGTTGAAGTTGAAAAAGCTGTATTTGATGAAGGAATAAAATTGAAAGATGTAATATATGGAATTGATGTAAAGGAGCAAGCGTTACGCATTTATGATGAAGGGTATGCTAAAGTAGAAGGCGTTGGAATACCTGAATTAGATGAAAGATTTAAGCCAAAAAGAGGTGAGGTAACCGTTCTTACGGGTATTGGTAACTATGGTAAATCTTCGTTTAAAAAATGGTATCAAGCTATGAGGATAATGTTGTACGGAGAGAAGTTTGCTACATTCTCGCCTGAAGATAATCCGCCCGAAGAGTACTACCACGACTTTGTTGAGATAATATTAGGATGTGATTGTAGTCCTGCAAATACACACAGACCAAGTAAGCAGGTGTATGAGTATGTTTATGACTTGGTTTGTCATCATGTATTTTATGTTTACCCAAAGGATGTATCACCTACGCCTCAATACATAATGGAAGTATTTTTAGAACTAATTGTTAAGGAGAATGTTGATGGGGTTGATATTGACCCGTTTAACCAATTGACAAATGAATATCAAAAGTTTCAAAGAAGTGATAAATATTTAGAGTGGGTATTGTCCGTATTTTCAAGATTTTCACAAATAAACAATATTTTCTTTTGGATAATTGCGCATCCAACAAAAATGCAAAAAGCAGCCGATGGTAACTATCCATGTCCTGATGTATTTGATTTAACCGATGGAGCTATGTGGAATAATAAGATGGATAATATCCTTGTGTATCATAGACCATTTGCGCAAACAGACCCGCAAAACCCATCATGTGAATTTCATAGTAAAAAAATAAGAAGGCAAAAGATTGTTGGTAAAAAAGGCTTTATTTTGTTCCAAATGTTTTTCCAAACTAGAAGGTTTTTATTTAATGGATTGGATTCATTGCAGAAGATTATAAACGATAAAAATATAATTTTAAGACCAGATGTGGCAGTTCAAAAGACATTTGATAATTGGGTACCTTATAAGGATGACAACGGAGAAGATGTAAATTTTTAATATAAAAACAAAAACAATGATTAGAATTTCTGTAATCGGAAGATTAGGACAAGACGCAGTCGTAAACAATGTCAATGGTAAAAGTGTAATTAATTTTTCAGTAGCTTACAGCGAAAAGTTTAAAAACCAACAAGGAGAAGATACCGAAAGAACAACTTGGGTTTCTTGCGCCTACTGGACAGATAAACTTAATGTATCCAACTATTTAAAGAAAGGAACACTAGTTTATACAGAAGGTAAGCCTGAAGCAAAGTCTTATCAAAACAATAAGACAAATGAAACCGTTCCTCAATTACATTGTAGAGTATCAACAATACAATTATTAAGTAGTAATAAAGAAGAAAACAATTTTTAATGTATATTCACGAATTAAACAACCCAATAGATGTCGAAACTCCACTTGGATACGGAAAAGCAATTGCATGGATTGACTACGGAAGTGACACAAACACTGTTTGGAAAGTCATATTATACCACAACAGCATGGTGCGGAACTTTTACGATGACGACATTCTTGTTTACCCCAATAAAATGGACGGTGGGGAATTAGATAAAGATTATTTCAAAAACAAAAAATAATGGCAAAACTAACCAATTCATCCAAAGTTACATTTGGAACAAAAAAATCAGGGAGAGCAAAAAAATCTTACAATAAAAGTAATCCAAGACCAAAGGCTTACCGAGGTCAAGGGCGTTAATTAATTAAAAAACACAAAAATTAAATTAAAAATGAAATTTAAACCATTAAACAAAAGGGTATTAGTAAAGCTTGACGAAGCAAAAATGCAAACAGATGCGGGAATCTATCTTCCGCAAACAGCTCAAAATGATTTTTCAACAGGCAAGGTAATTGCTGTTGGAACTGAAGCTGCGCTTGTTAAAGAAGGCGATAGAATAATGTTTGCCCATAGCGTAGGGGTAGATATTGAAGTAGATGGGGAGAAGTTAAGGCTAATCCCAGACGAAAGTTATATTGACGCTGTGATTTAATTTAAAAAAATGCCTTCAAAATTTTTGGGGGCATTTTAATTTTTAATAAATAAAAAAGTCTAATTTTATGCCATATATGCAAGCACAACCGGTAAATCATATTTTTTTAAGTTTAACAAAGCCTATTCAAGATACAATTAAAGTAGGTGATTTAGAGTTATATCTTGACGGGTCGTATAGACCTGAATGGAACGCTACAGTAGTAGGTGAAATTTATGGATTGCCAAAAAATCCAAAAGGAGATAATTCTAAAGTTGTTTCCAAACTTAAAAATGGAGATAAGGTTTTATTTGATTACTCCGTAGTTGCGGAAAGAAAATTTGAATCAGACGGCGGAAGTTTTACGGAAATAACAAAAGATAGCCCTTATTACCAAAAATTTACAAATGGGAAGGGAGAGCGATTGCTTATTGTAGCTATGCCGGGTAAGATAACCCATATTTGGGTAGGAACACTACATGATAAAAGAGGTAATTTTGTTGACGGATGTCAAGGTTCTGAACATGATTTAAGTAGATGGAAGTCTCAATTTAGTTTTGGAGAAACGCAAAAGTTCTTATTTAAAAACTTAATTGACATAAACGATAAAGATGTTTGGAAGGCTGACTACAGGGACATTTATGCTAAAATAGTTAAGGATGAACTTATAACTGTTGGGGATAGGGTTATTTTAGAACCAATTGATGAAAACATACCAAAAGATGTAATTAAGCAAATGGGTATTGTTGATACCATTGAAGCAAAAGTGAGGCTTGGCGATAGAGCTAAAGTGCTATCAGCGCCAGATGATTCTAAATTAAAAAAAGGAGATATTATTGGTTTTGAACCACAATATCTTGAAAAATATGAATACGGAGATAAATCTTATTATTTAATAAAATCCCATAGAGCATTGGGAATTTGGGAGGAAAATTAATATGGCATACAATTTAAACGAGATATATAATTTCATGGACTTTATTGTGCGTAAAGAAAGAGGTGTATTTGTTACAATACCGGAATTTGAGTCAACACTTGATAACGCACAAATAGAAGCTGTATCAGGTTGGTTTGAGCAGTATGGCGCAACGCAAAAGATTCATGACGCAATTAGAAAGCTTCGTTCGCAAGTTCAATTTACTTCTGCATCAGACGGACAGGTAGATTTTGCTTCTGATTATTTACATATGATTGGGGGCGCATATACCGTTACGGGCAGCAGTGTAAATCCAGTAAGATTTGTAAACGAAGACGAGATAGCGTTAGCTTTGAAGAGTCAATTAAGACCCGTAAGCACATCGTTACCAATAGCAAAGGATACAGCAACCGGATTTCAAATATATCCGCAAGTTACTCAAACTGGTTTTTATAATTACTTAAGAAGACCTTTGAAACCTGTGTACGGATATACTCAAGTACCGGGTAGTAGAACTATAACATACGACAACGCTACAAGTACACAATTAGAATTTACGGATGTTTATATTAATAATATTATTTCAATAGCATTAAAGTTTTGGGGCATTAATATGGCTGAACAAGACATACAGGCATTTGCACAAAATCAAACGCAAGAAACTAAATAAAAATGGCTAATAGCACTAAATACCTTTTGGCTGAACAAGTACAAACCCGACTAGCC